GGGGTCTGCATCCGGCATCGGCTCGGCTGCGGCTATTGGCGCGATGCTTGGCATTGGGTCTGGTGCTGCAAGCGGAACGAGTGCGGCATCGGCGGTTGGCGGCTATACCGCGGCTTCGGCTGGCGCGGCTTCTGGTATCGGCGCGGCAAATGGGGCCAGTAGCGCGTCAGCCACATCTGATGCAACCGGCGCGGCTTCTGGCCTTGGTGGTGCATCGGCTGTGGCAACGGCAACGGCTGCAAGCATCGGGTCTGCGGCAGGAGCGTCAACGGCTGTCGCTGCCGGTAAGGCGCTTGGTATCGCGCAAGCCACATCGGCAGGCGCAAGCACTGTTTCGGGTGCTGGAGGGGCTGTGGCGGCAAGCGCTGGCACGGCTGCGGGCATTGGTTCCGCAACGGCGACAGGCAAAGCAACTTCAACCGGCATCAGTGCGGCATCTGGCGCAGGCTCGGCATCGGCGACCGGAGTAACAGTTGTCAATGCGGTGGGGTCTGCGGCTGGAACTTCGACAGTTTCCGGCGCGGGTGCAACGCAAGCGGCAAATGCATCAACCGGCACAGCATCAGCCACAAGCACGGCTTCGGGTATTGGCCAATCAAATGTCGTCAGCATCGGCGCGGCTTCTGGTGCGGTAACGGTTGCGGGNGTGTCGTCTGTTCTTGTGGCCGGGACTGGCGCGGCGGGTGGTGCAGGGGCTGCAACAGGCGCTGCAAACGCAAATATCATCGCGGCGGGCAGCGCATCCGGTGTGGCTGTTGTATCGGGCGCGGGGTCTGCTGCCTATCCAACAACCGGGTCGGCCAGTGGATCGTCGCAAGGTTCGGCTGTGGGCCAATCCAACGTGGTCAGTATCGGCTCCGCTTCTGGCGCGGGGAACGGGCAGGCAGTCGGGGAATCGACAGCCGCGTCTGCCGGGTCGGCATCTGGCACATCGGTCGTAGATGGACGCATCACAACCCAGAGCGTTATCGATTTTCCACCATCTGGATCGCGCCTTTATCGGTCGTCGGTAGATGGCCGACTGGTTGTCTCGAATAGAGATCGTATCGCAGTATCGTTTCAGAGGAGCCGCGCGGCATGATAAAGCTCACCACAAAAGACCCGGATGAGGTGCTGGATTATAGCTGGCAACCCGCGCTCGACACTGATGATACGATCCAAAGCTACACTGTCACCCTGATTTCGGGGACGGTCGTCATTGGCACTGTCTCCGCGACCACCTCGCTTGTCACCTTCTGGATATCTGGTGGCGCACATGGCGAATCGGCGGAGTTGCAAGCCCGCGTCGTCACCGTTGCAGGCCGCACCTTCGAAGAGACGCTACTGCTCCCGATTGTCAGCACAACTACAGCGTTCCTGTCATCGTTTGCAGCGGCGTTCCCTGCCTTCGCGGGGGTCGCGCCGGATGCGATCCTCTATTGGTATGAGCAGGCGACCGAGACAATCGATTCCCGGTTCGGCGCACGCCAAGCGCACGCGACCATGCTGATGACCGCCCACCTGATGACGATGCAGGGCTATGGCGCTGGATCGGAGTCGCAGCGCCTGTCCAAATTCGGTGGCGCAACGGAGGTGAAGTCTGGCACGCTCTCGCTCAAATGGGATGCCAGCCCGACCGGATACCAATCGACCAGTTATGGGCGGCAGTTGTGGCCGTATATCCAAGCGTTTCTCGGAGGCCCGCGCGTGACTTCGACCGGGACCGTCCCATGTCTTTATTGACCGAGGATATTGCCGCACTGTTTTGCGAGGCGTTCGGCAGCATCTATCTGGCCGGGACCATCGAGCGCGACGGTGTGCCGACCTATAATACTGGCGGAGATATCACCGGCTATGCGGGTGCGGACAGCATCGCGATCAAGGTGCAGGTTGATACTGCCTCGCAGGCGATGCGCTCCGACGCGGGCTATGCTGAGGGTGATGTGAGCCTGATCATTCTGACCTATGGCATTTCCAGCCTGACGGCTGATGACGAAGTGAGCATCGGCGGCACGCGCTATAGCCTGCAAACGGTCGATCTGGATGCGGCCAATTCGCACTGGATATGCCGAGGGCGGCGCGTTGGCTAAGTTCATCGGCGCAGATAAGCACCTCAAGCGGCTGCAAGGCATGGGCGGCGCGGCGCTGAGGGAGGGTAAGAAGTTGGTCTATGTCCTCGCCGATATGCACGCGACAGAGGCGGCGCTGTCGATCACGGCAGGCGCGGTGTCGGGCAAGGGCCACATCGCCTCAAAGCCGGGTGAAGCGCCTAACGCGGACACGCACATGCTCGACCGCTCCATCCATGTGGAAATGACAGGCCCTCTCACCGCGCAATCGGTCGCTGATGCGCCTTATGCGGTGGCGTTGGAGTTTGATATGGATCGCCCATTCATGCGGCCAGCGGCGGCAAAGGTGCGTAAGTCGGTCGATGCGCTGGCCAGTGCTGCCGTGGATCGCATTGTCGCAGGATCAAAGTTGTAGCGCCGTCCGTATATCCCGGCGCTGACTGCCCCGCATAATCACGCCACGTTTCCAATGGAGATATAACATGGCTGGTTTTACGGGTGAAATTGCGCTTTCGATCAAGGGTGCGCTGACAGGAACGAATGATCTGGGCAGCGCCAAGTTGGCGCTCAACCCGGTTGAGGAATTGCTACAGCTTTCGGCTGGCACGGCAGCGGTCAATCAGGCGAATATTCTGTTCTCCGACACGCGCACGTTGGCGGCTTCGGCCACCGAGGACTTGGACCTCGCGGGCGTGCTGACTGATGCATTCGGCGCGGTGATCGAAGCGGCTGAAATCGTCGCGATCTTCATCAAGGCGGCGGCTGGCAATACCAACAACGTGATCGTCGGTGCTGCGACCGCTCCGTTCCTTGGCCCACTCGGTGCGACCGGCACTTATACGATCAAGCCGGGTGAATATTTTCTCGCCACCTCGCGTTCGGGTTGGGCTGTCACCGACTCGACCGGCGACGACCTCAAGATTGCCAACAGCGGTGGCACGACTGGTGTCACCTATGACGTGATCATCATCGCCCGCACGGTCGCCGCATAATGCCGCGCGTCCGCTTCCTCACCGATTATAACCACACTTGGCCTAGCCGCGCCGTGACGTTTTTCCCGGCAGGCTGGTCTGGTCTGGTCAAGCGTGAGGTCGCGGACGCCGCCATTGCGAAAGGCAAGGCGACAATCTCCCGAAAAGATGCTACCAGTCCTGATGATGAACCGGTGGCAGCAACTGGACTTCTGGATCGAGCAGACGATGACACTTCTGCTGGCGCAGTCGTTTGCGTTGAAGATCATGAAGACGGCGAATGACAACGATCAGCCCGATTATCACGACCCGGCAGACGATCCTGACAGCGTTGAAATCAACGGGAGCGGTGACAGCCATCGTCCCGGCTGAACGCATCTATCCAAGCAAAGCGCCCGCCAGCCCGATCTATCCTCTCATTCGCTATGGTCAGCCGACCGCTGATCCGGTGCGCCTTTCAGGTGGCGACGGCGGCGCAGTGTCGTCCATCGTCCAATGCTATGTCGCCAAGCAGCGCGGCGTGATCGATGACCCGGAAACCACCTGCGGCGATCTGGTCAAGGCCATCGCCGATGCGCTCGACGCGCTCCCCGGCTGTTTCGTCACCCTGACGCAGCTATTCGATGACCCGCAGGAGGCTGATACGAAGCGCGGGGTCGTCTCCTTCACTCAGACCACCATCTAGGGCCGTCCGTAGCGACCGGCGCTGGGTCTAGCCGATAGTCTCCCCATATTCATGACGGAGATTATTCGCGATGGCTGCACCTGATATTGTCAAAGGCTCATATATCGACATTCTTGTCGGTGACGGGGCCACGCCGGAAGTGTTCTCGGTTCTTTGTGGTTTCTCGACCAACAGCTTCACCGAGCAGGTGAACACCAGCGATGAATTCACTTATGATTGCGCCGACCCGGAACGATCGTGCCGTTTCGCGTTCTGAACGTGACGGGCCGTCAATGGACTATCGGCGGCGAAGGCTTGCACAACCGGGCGCAGGGTGCGTTGCTCCGCACGCTCATCGGCCAGAAGAAAAGCTATCGCTTCCGCATGTCCGAGCCGACCGCCGACTAATATCGACGACGGCTATTATTACGGCGTTGGCGGTCATTGTGAACCGCGCCATCGGTGGTTCGCGCGGCGCTTATGCCACCAGTTCTTTGACCATCGAATCTGATGGCGAATGGCTGTGGGCTGACGCTGCGTAATGCAAACGGGACTCGATCTTTCGTTCGGTGATGGTGACTATTCATTCCGCCTGCCTTGGGCTGGATGCGCTGAAATCGAACGCAAGTCGGGTGCGCCAATCATGGAGGTTTACGCGCGGATCATGGACGTGCGGGCCTCCTCAGCAGACGTGATTGAGGTCATCAGGCAGGGGCTTCTGGGCGGCAAAGGGGGGACCGTTGACGGTGCCGCCGTCCAGAACACCCCGCACGCTGTCAACGCGCTGATTGATCGATATGTCTCTGGCCCTGATGCCCGACCGTTTCTTGAAAGTTGGCAGATCGCGCAGGCGGTCTTGAATGCTTTCATGGTCGGATATGAACCGGCTCAAAAAAAAAGCGCGGACCCAATGACAGCGGAAAGCCCGGTTCAGACAGAATAGACTGCGGGGAAATCCTCGGCAATTGCGCCTTGATGGGTATCCCGCCGAGCGAGGCGAAGGACTTAACCCTCATGGATTATCAGGCGCTGCTTCATCACTGGCAACGGGCGCACTCAACAGAGGAGAGCGACCGTGTGGATGCACCGGATACCGCTTTCATGGAAGCACGATGGGCGGCGCTTGAGCGTCAAGGCGTGAAGGTGATCCACTGATGGCTGTTACTGCGGATAAGGTCATCGTCGAGTTTGAGGCGCGGCTGGCAGGCTATAACGCCAGCGTTGCAGCGTCTGCGGCTAAGTTCCAGAAGGCCACGCACGCGCAGGAAGCGCAAATCAAGTCGCTTGAACGGACGATTTCGGCATCGAGCGGGCAGATCGGTTCGACCCTGAAAGGTCTGGGCGGCGCTCTCGCGACCGCGTTCAGCCTCACCGCGCTCAAAGATATCGCCGACGGCTTCACTCGCATCCAGAACAGTCTCAAGGTCGCGGGGCTGGAAGGCTCCACGCTGGCCGCTGTGCAGGAGAAACTATTCAGGACGGCACAGCAATACGGCGCTGAATATGAGGCGCTGGTGGGGGTTTATTCCAAGGCCGCGCAGGCCCAGAAAGAACTCGGTGCAAGCAACGCGCAAATCCTCCAACTGACCGAGGCCGTATCGGCAGCGCTCAAGGTGCAGGGTGGCAGTGCGGAATCGGCATCCGGGGCCTTGCTGCAATTGGGGCAGGCATTAGGCAGCGGCAAGGTCCAAGCCGAAGAGTGGAATTCGATTGTCGAGGGGGCCTATCCCTTGGCGCAGGCTGCTGCGCGGGGGATGGACGGCATGGGCGGCTCAGTCGCCAAGCTGAAACAGGAGATCAACGCTGGCAATGTGACCTCGCGCGAACTGTTCGATTCCATCCTCAAAGGCGCACCACAGACCATCGCGACGGCGGAGAGCGCCACGCTCACCCTGTCCGGGGCCTTCACCACGCTCAACAATGCGCTGGTGCAATATGTCGGCGGCGCAGCGACGGCGAACGGGATCACCGAGGGCCTGTCGGTGGGCATCAAACTGCTGGCCGACAATGTCAGCACCATCGCGACAGCGTTGGCCATTGTGGCGGCTGTTCTCGGCGCGAAATATGTCGCCAGCATCGGTGCGGCGACCATCGCGACGATTGCCAAGTCTGCCGCTGATGTGCGGGCCACGCTGACCACCGAGGCGCTGGCGGCGGCAATGGTGCAATCGAACGGCCTGATGCTGTCTTCTGTGCCGATCACGAACGCAGCCGCAGCCAGTGTGTCGGGCCTTGCAGTCGCACAGGGTGTTGCTGCACGGGCCGGGTCTGGTTTAGCGGCGGTGATGGGTGGAACGGTCGGGATCGCCGTCCTTGCGGCTGTGGGCGGGCTGGTGGCCTTCTCTGCCGCGTCGAAGGACGCCGAGCAGCGGTTGAAA